CCAATTCTTCCCCGCCAATAACTGAAACAGATTCTGTGTCAGGGTAAATGTTTTTAATAATAGATTCATAGTCTCGTGCAGTAACTGCTCTATATTGCGAAGAATATAACCTTGGAGCAAAGTATTTAATTGAATTAATTGATTCGGAATCAGAACCATTTTTTGCATTAGATTCTGTTGTTATACTAACACTTCCAGGAGATATGAATACAAAATTTTGAATATCTGTATTATCAGTTATAACACCAGAAAATGAAAATACATCTACGGAACCATCATTTCCACCTGCACCGTTTCCATCTTTTCCATCAGTTACGACATAATTTACAGTTATAATTGCACCATTTTGCAATTTTTTACCTATAAATCCATCTCCAAATAATAATTCATATTTTTCATCCTGAATTTCTTGAACCAAAAATACTTCGGATGAAGAGTCTACCTTAAATATATTGTTTATTAATTTATATTCTTTTCCAAGAACTCCTTCTTCATTACTAACATATACAGAAATAGTTGAAGTATCAATATATGAATTATCTAAAATGAATCTTTGATCAAGTGATGCATCAACAACGAATGTTTTTTGAAGAAATGTTCCCTGATAAACCTCTAAATTTCTAAATGATGCTGTACCATTATTTACTGACGCCTGAACGTTGTTTGGTGATACAAACGTATAGTTGGTATCATTTACATCTGCGGTGCATACAAGACCTCTACGAAGCACTACAGAACTATAATCAGATGATATGCCATCTATATCAAAAGATATTTCAGATTTTGCCGCTGTTCTGGAACGAGGAACATAACCAATATTTCTTGCAAGAGAAATAACATTTTCACGAAGAGTTGCCGAATCCAAAAAGGATTCGTTTACAATCATATTCGAATTAAATGCAGTAATATAGGTATTATATGCTAATGTATCAATTAAAATCGAAAAATTGGACCCCTCAAAGTCAAAATCCGTAAACGTTGAATTAGCACGTAGATAATCTTTAATTGATACCTTTATTTGATCGAAATCTAGGTTTGTAAATTTAGTAAATGGCATATTATCTCGTCGCCGTTAAGAGGAAAGTATATTCTTGGGTCGGAATTTCTTGTCCAATGATGTCAAATATGACTGTAACATCAAATGTGTTTTGATCCGGATTTGGATTTACAATAACTTGCAAATTATCCACTCTTGGTTCAAAATTTTCAATTGATGTTTCAATTTGATCTTGTATTATTGCAGCAGTACCAAAATCAACAAATTCAAATAAACTATCTCTTACATCAGAACCCAAAGACGAATTAAAAAATCTTTCTGTAGGGATAGTTTCTACAATATTTCTTACAGATCTGCGAATTGCATTCTCATTTTTTAATATCTGGAGATCATTTGTCACAGGATGAGGCACAAAAGACAAACTAATGTCCTTAAATGCTCTTGATATCCTTTTAATTGTCATTGGACAAGAGATTTTTTATTTATTTATCATCATTCGTGCCATCTTTCGACAAAATCATCAAACCCATTTGCACCACCACAAGGTCTTGAGAGGCGATCTTCCGGAATTACATAGTCTTTATCGAGATCATCGTGCATAACTTCTTGCAATACCTTCTTGTTGGGCAATGAATGATAATCTGTGACCAATTTTGTAGTTCCCCACATCTCTCTCATGTAATTTTGGTCTCTATCGACTGGTAAATTCGACATTTTAGCTCCTGATTAGTAAAATCAGAACTTTTTGAGGGGTTACTATCCCTGAATTCTTATTTATTTTCTTGTTCCTCGGGTGTTTTCCAGAAATAATCATCGGTATCACCCAATCTACCCCACCTTACACCATTCTCAACTTGATAATATTGAGTCGAAACCTTAAAATCAGGTTGTTTTGGCGTTTCTGGAGTGATTGAAAGGTCATATATCCTCATTCTATTGTTCGGATATAGCGCAAATTGACCATTTTCAAGTTCAATGCAGTTATGTGACTTGTGTTCTTCTGGTATTTCACTTACATTGCAGTTTGTAGTGTCAATATCAGGATGAAAATTGTCTAAAGTGAACAAATATTCTCCATGAAGAGCACCAAAATTGCGTGTATGAAGCATAAAGTCCATACTTCCAATAAACTGCTTCTCAATACATCTTACACCATAGTCCATACAGTTCCAGAACTGTAGGTTTGGTAGATCTAAATCAGGATCTGGTAGTTCAGGACGAGACAAAAAGGCACTAATCGGCAATTTATCATACATTGCACCATATTCGGGCAGGTAGGTCTCAAAATAAAAAGCACGCCCAGGAATCGACTTTGCCGAAACCCAGACGCCTTCTACAAATTCGCCATGACCATCCTGTAAATCACGTAGGTACTCTTTACGTACCCATACCTTTTGTGCTGGTAGATTTACAAGAAGTTGACTCATCGCTTTCCTTGCCCCCTATACTTTTTTTTAGCCGAGTTACGAGAAGTAGCCGACCTCTTCGTATATTGACTATTACCTTGACGAGACTTCTTTGGTGTCGCAACCATAAAGTTCCCGTTTTTCATAAATCCTTTCATTCTTTTACCTCATAAATTTCAGTTTCTAACTCCGAGGGGTCCGGAGAACCCGTCTGATAGTATTCTATCGCAAGATCCTCCATTACCTCAAAATATTCAAGTTGTCCTAGATTTTTATATATCCTGCGCCCTTTACACAGAATATCATAACGTTCACTCATCAGATTACGCGAGTCTTCTCGTGCCCCACACGAATCCGTGGATCACACCAAATCTCAAAACCAGACTCAATTGCATCCAAACAGAATGATACATCTTCTCCACACATATCTTGAACTTCACCAGATTCAAAGACTTGCATCTTTGGTGCAAACCATGGATACTTCATACCCTCATTCTCAAAGACTCCGTGCTTGATGAGTAACCACCCAAATCCTGTATAATCAACAGTAAAAGGTTTGCGCCGCTTGGAGATGCTCTCGATGGTTTCGTGATTCATCACACCCCCATTGTTTCGGAAGTCATCCTCCTCCAACCAATGAGCAACTGATGTGGTGCGACCATCTTCGGTACAATACCAACCAGCAGCAATGTCCTGGTCCATTAGTACCAACTGCCAAAACTTTTCGGTGTTGAAAACAATATCTGAGTCAATCCATAACTGCCAATCATATTTTAACTTACCGTCCCAGGGAATTTGATCCGGTCCTCGCAGTACATTTGCTCCAAGACACTTGCACCTTGCAAAGTTGACCATGGAGGAATAGTCCTGCGAAATCTGGATGCTTGCCCCTGCTTGTACAAGGTCAAAACAAAGTTGTACAAAGTTCTTCAAATACGTATATGATACTCCGCGCCCTGGAAGACAAAAGACAATACTCTTGCCCTTTACCATTTCTTTTGCCTTGTCATAGTCCCACTCTTGTTCCTGTTTAGCTACGGTGGGCGCAGCTGCTTTTACTGTAAATCCTTTAGCCATAATAGAAATGAATTACTTTCGAATCATACTGCAATATGTATACTTTGTCAAGAATCTTCTATATCTGTAATTACAATACAGTCATTCTCGACTTCAATATTAACTTCGGTTCCTTCATACCATCCCTTCTCATCAAGTATCCACTCTGGAATAATCACATAGTGCTCACCAGTTACTTGATCAACCTCTATAGTCGTAAAATTTTCTGCGCGATTTTTTTGCATCTCCATTAAACCTTATTCTTGTTTTTATATAGCGAAAAAAATTTTTGAGACCCTGTGGAAAAAAGAGTGACTTTGAGATCTTGAACGGCATCGTAACACTTTGTAGACTAGGGGGACCCATCGGTTTTTAATAACGGGGGGGCATAAAAACGCCCCCACTGCTGTTAGTAACTGTGTGTGAGGTTAGTGTTACTTAAGGGGGGTAACGGTTAGTGTTACCCCCAACTGATCATCAGACAGCGTTAGTGATAACCTCCAGATCTTTATTGCGGATGCTAAAGTTTACAAACTTACCAACAGATTCCTCTGCTTTGATAACATTATTCAGAGCACTTACAAATCCGCTAACATCGGCGGATTTGTAATCATAGGAACGACCACCGTTGAAAGTAACGGTCACAGTATCATCGACGGCGTTGATGTTTTCGATGGCGGAAGAGGTGAAGTTGCTGATCATGATAATTAAAAAGCGATTGAATGTTGATGTTTTTTTGAGCGGGATGCATCACCCCCGCTTGTGATCCCCCCCGGTGTTAGTGGGGAGGTGCTAATCTTATCAGTTAGTGATAACCTCTAGATCAGGATACTGGGCGATGATTGCTTCCATTACCTGATCCCCATAGATCTTACCATAGGTGCGGGATCCTTTGCTGTCGTCTCTCCATCCACCATAGACTGCCTCCCAGCGAACGGGGCGAACGTCGGCGGCGTCGGTAGGGTTGATTAGGGATCCTGTGATGCGGATTGCGTTGGAGGGGATCATCGGATTGGTGCGACTGAGATAATTGTACAGCATGGAGGGGGGTTGTGAACCCCCCGACTGATTAGCGTTGCTGATCAGAACCCTAAACGCTCTGAGAGATACTGCTCAAGCGCATCATGGTCCACCGGGTCAGTGTGACCGGCGAATCGTTTGGCACGCTGATACGCCTGCTCAATGGTCTCAATAACATTGGAAACAACCATCATCTCACCCTTGGCAACATTGGTGGCAGTGACAACATATCCCCGCCCGTTGGGATTGACCATAACAGCAGCGAAGTTGCGTCCATCGTTGTAGGGAAACATCATCCGTTTGCGACTGAAAGAATTGTACAGCATGGAGGGGGGGCACCCGTGGATAGGTGCCCGATTGTTCACAAACCTTAACGATTAATCCAGCGGGCGATCCGCTCCCGTTTGCGGAGTGGCAGGAGACGGGTGTACTCAACCCAGCGTGGACCATGCTGATAGCGCTTTACTAACCCTGCCGCTGCCATCTCCTTAAGCAGCAGGGAGACGGTGGTCCTTGCCTCCTTAGGCATACCTAAGGTATCGTTGATGTCGGTAGGACGCATACCGTCGCCGCTGCCATCCTCCATAGGCAGAACGCTCAGCACTGCCCAGCGGTAGGTTGCGCCAAATGCCTTGCGATCGGTGAGAGTGGTGAACATGGTTCTGTGCGATTGACTCTTTAAGTATAGAAAGGAAAGGGGCGAAAGGTCGCCCCTTAAAGAAAACCTTAATAATTCGACACAATCAGACAAGGCGCATCCCTGAGATGAAAGGGATGGCAGCGGATCCCTGAGTTAGGAACCAGTCCCCGGCACGCTGGAAGACGCGATCACCATCAGCACCAAAGGCGCTCAGAATCGCGTTTAGGCGTGATTTAGTGGTGGCGGTACGGTGGTCGCCGTCGAACAATTGAACCCAGGTGTCGCCAATGGTGGCGATTAGATTGCCGTACAGGTAGACATCGCTGGTGCCCTCCCATCCTGGAATAACGGCAGTGTTGCCAGATTGCCAGCGCTGATCGTTTTCAATGGCGCTGATCATCAGGGACTCAATTTTGCGCATGATCCTTTGGAGTTGTGCGGTGTCTTCCGCTTGACTGTATTGTACACCATGGGAGGGGTTTGGGGGAGATAGTGGACACTCCCCCGATTGTCACAGGTCCCAGAGCATGCCGTTCATTTCGTCCGCATCGATGGCGGGATCATCCCAGCGGACACCATCACCAGTCTTAGTGAGGTGACGACCGATCTGCCCGTCAGTCATGCATCGCACGAACTTCTCCCATGGGGTCTCAATGCCCACCTCACGGTAGGTCACACACGCCTTAGCGGTGTTGTAGAGAAACTCATCGTTCCCGATCCACAGGGCAGCATTCCAGGTTTCGTAGTTGGCGTAACCGTTCATGGTGTGGTTTGGTTTGAACTGGAGTCAGTATAGAGCATGGGAGGGGGATTGTGAACCCCCCCCTCCTGTGAACTTAGGCAAAGAAAACGCTAGGGTCGCCGTAGTCTCCTACGTGGTTCCCGTGCGGATCGCGGATCTCAGCGTATCCGAAATCATCTGCCAGACTCCAACAAATATCCCATGCCTGCTCAAGCGTCAGCAGGCAGGTTTCGGATTCCTGTGGTTCGTGAGGAACCAGAACGCTATAGAGGTTTGCCATGGGGTTTTCTCCCTCGGTTGTGAACCCATAATGCCCCGGATTCTGGCGCTTGTGCCAGAAAGGTAGACGGTTCAAAAACTGGCACACTGATTCCCCATAGCATCCCGTTCTTCTGTATCTTATGGGAAATCAAACGAGGTGGGGGGTACCACCGATGACGTAATCGCATCGTCACCGATCCTACCATAAAATAAAAAGACAGTTCTCAAAGTGTCCACCCATGGACACTTTTTTTTGTGGCACAGTGGGACACTTTGAGAACTGTCTACTCAGAAGATTTCTGCCAATTCTTTGATGGTAACATGGACATTCTCATCACCTTCTAGACCTAAGAACTCATTCCAGTCCAGTTCTTCCAGGTCTAGATCATCATAACACTCAACGTCCAATGTTATACTTACTAGGCGCTTAGTGTGTGTAAACATGTGTCTAGATGCGATGTGTGCGTATTCTATCATGCATAGTGACGATATGCAAGTGTATCATAATCACATGTATCTCGTGCATAATCCTCGTCGAGATCATATGTATCTTGCATATTATATGATGAATGCTCACACATCTCGTCGAGATCATATGAATAATCATATGATGTATTATAGTCGAGATCGTAGTCGTCGTAGAACATGATAGTCTCGTCGAGATTTGTGTTTACCTTATGAGTATAGGGTGATCTCGACGAGATGTCAAGTGTTTTCTCGTCGAGATCCATAACCATTATTTATAAGTCTCATGAAAAAAATGTGTGGGTCTCATGATTTTCGCCGCCGCGGGACTTGACAGACTGCGCGTTTTATGGTACGCTCGCCAAACTTGCATAAGGATCGGTGGTTTCAGAAGATTTTAATGAAGGTTTTCCACAATATTATAAGACTTTTCCACAGGTTGTGGAATACGAATTCGTATCAATATCAACTCATAATACGAATAATTATCAGCATTACAAAACACTAAAACATATTTAAAAAGGTATTTTTAATCAATTTTTAACTAAATTTACCTCTTTTTAACGTATTCCAGGTCTTTCCAGTCTTCTGTATACACCAACACCAAACACCTTTCATTCTTATGAAAAGTAGCATCATTATAACTCTCTTCACTCTTCTTCCTTACCATTATCTCAAGAGTCAGATACTCCTTATCAATAAAGTATATCCAACCTTCCAGGTGTTTGTGCCTTACATAATGATTTACTTGTGGTACGTAGTACTGAGGAACTTGTTCCGGTGGAATATAAGTTTGATTCATTTAACTCTTACAATACGCATATAATTTGGATTATGACCTTTATTCAAAAACATTTCATACATTTCGGCACATACAGACTGATTCAAATTATTAGCACTTGAATCAATCAAATACCATTCACCAGTTGTACCTTGTTCCTGAATACAATACAACTTAATTTCTTCAGTCATGTTGTAAATACCTCCAAAATACCTGATTCATAATCATCAACTAATTTAAACTTTTGAGCAGTAAGAATCTTTTCCATAATCTTACTTGAATATCCTTCATAACTATTCAACTGTTCTTCATTAGAAATAATACCAAAGGCATCAGTATCATTCTCGGCAATGAGAGTAATTATTCCACCATATTCTGATTGTGGAAAAGGAACCCAGTAATCAATAATATACAAATACTTTTTCATTCTTCGTTAATATACTCCATCTCTCCTGTTTCCATATTCATTACCCAATGATCATACATATGTTCATCATACTTATGACCAGTAAGATTAGTATATTGCCTTTCTAATTCACACTTCAATGTAATCAACTTATTGTAAATATAATCCTGCCATTCATTACCGTCTGTGAGTTTAACAATGTTGTCCAATTGTAGAAGAGCAGACATCAACTTGTCCTTTTCAGTAAGATGCTTCATGATCATACTTTTGAGTGTGTTTGTACTTGATACTTTCTAGTTCTGTATGAAGTTTATTATAAAGTGTTGGCACCGATCCATGTTCCTTTGCGATTCGATGTTCTTCACTGAGTTCGACTAACTGAAGAGCAGAGAGTAGAATATTAATTTCACTGGAATTAAGGTTCATTGTTGTTTCGTAAGTCATTGCATCAAATAAAACATACAACCTAATTTATTATACCACAAGTTTTGCGATACGATACTGATCAGAAGCAGTTTCCTCATCATAAACTTCCACAATACTATCATAAACCTCATCTTCATT